ATAGAGAATCCTGTACCAGCACCAAGATACTGTGTACTTGCCGATAAAACGTCACCAACCGTATAGAACGAACCACCGCTTCTAAGGGTTACTGACAGAATAGAACCGCCAGACACGGTAATGTCGGCAGTAGCCCCAGAGCCCGTACCACCAGTCAGCGGCACTCGATAGTAGCTACCATTGGTATATCCCGAACCGCCTGTGATTGTGCCAAGCAACTTAATGATGCCCTGCACAATTGACACGGGGTAGTAGTAATAGTGCAACTCAATGTCGTAGTTGTCGTCCGGGGTAGGAGCCAGCATGAAGCTAAGTTCATTGGTTGCTTGCCTGTTCAAAACCTCGGGGCCAAACAGTGCGTAGTACTTGGGAACGCCTGTGTCGTTCGGGTTCGGGTACGCGGCGCGTAGGAAGTTAACGTCCTTGTTCAGCAGGTACTCATAGTTACCGTCGGCATCTATAACTGCCATAGAAAACGCGGACAAAAAGTCCGTTGGGCAAGTCAGGTACGGACTATTCTGCTGGGCTTGGCCGGTCGAGTTTCTACGCAGTGGGAGAATCTGCACCGTGTTGTAGATGCGTTCTTCCGCCTGCTGGACAAAGACAGGGATATTCGCCACGAACGTCTGTTCGTAGTTCTGCGTGTAGTCCTGTATGGTTTGCCAGAGTTCTGCGTAGTTCACTTACCGCTCCTTAGCCCATTGGGCCGCGTGCCATTACGCCTTTGGTTGCCGCGCCAGTGCCGCGAATCTTGGTGCCAGACGTCTTCACGGCGTCGCCATTACGCTTGGACAGGTTGCCCACCGAAATGTTCATCGAGTCCATTTCAGCCGCGCCTGACTTGCCTTTGGACGGCGTGGCTTTCACTTCCTTGCCGGACATCGTGTGTGGCTTGGCATAGACACTGGCAGCGCCAATCTCTTTGCCTTTAACTTTTTCGGAATATTTAGCCATGATTACCCCGTCTTCTGGTTGTTGGCACGAGCCATGTTACGACCAACGGCTTTCATCTGGTCAGTGGTCACGCCGCCCTTAGCCATCTTCTTAGCGCCCTTGTGCATCTTCTGCTCGTGGGCACGAACTTCCTGCTTGGCGATACCGCGAACTTGTTTGGTGTTCATCTTAACTCCTACGCTGACGTAATTGTCACATTACCTACTAATCCTGCCGACACCAAATAGTTCGGAGTCAGCCCTGCATCGTTGGCGCTTGCCCCACCAACCGGCCTCCAGCCCCACTGAATCACACGGCTACCTGTGCTGGGCTCACCGCTGGATTCCGTCGATGTGCCCGGCGTTTGCGTCAACTGCAAGCCCGTGTAGCCTGCTTGGTAGTAACTAAGATCAGGACGCGGATCGCGAATACCTTGCGGATCATCCACCGGATACATACCCAACTGCAACTGCGGGTGATCCGGGTCCCAGCAGGTCGGGCAGACCAGCAGGTTATACGTCTTGGTCTTAATTACTTCCTTCTTCAACTCCTTCAGCTTATACCTCTGGCCGCAACGATCGCACTCCGCGATCGCATTCTTGCCAGAAGCAAACCTGTTACCCATTAATAACTACCCCCAATGAACATCTGACGCGGCACAAAACGTACCGCTGCCCGGTCTTGATCTTCATTGGCGGCGTTTTGCCATGCCTCGTCATACTGCATTTTAAGGTCAGCCAGACGAGCGTAACCTTCGGGAATCTTCAAGGCTATGTAATACGCCAGCCCCGCCACCAGTGCTGGGACAAAACGGAACGGAACATCCATCGTCTTTGTGCCGCCGCTACCAGCATCCTGAATACGGCGCATGCGCCAGTACACAAACTGATATTGGTAAGCTGAATCCGGGGTCGGCCAGACCGTGATGCTTTGTTTCTGAACCAACTTGATCGTATCGCCGCTTGAGTGCGGTGCCGCAGTCGTTCCGTCCTGACCCCGATTACAGTTCAGAAGATACGCCGGGCTGCCGCCAGCCGCAGGCTGAATTTCATTAAAAGCAATAAGCTCCGTGCCAATCTTGATAAAGCCTGCGTTGGGGACGCCCGCCACACTCGAAATCGGAATGCTCGTATCCGTCGCTGTCACGGTGCCGTCCACAGTTCCCGGCAGCGTGGATTCGCTGCCCGACAAACGCTGCACCCACACCTGAATCGGACGGCCTTGGATCAGTTTGTTGGGGATGGTGGCGTAAGTCGATACGGAAATGCGGGTGATTGTCAGATCAGCTTGGTTATTTGGGACGTTGGCGTTGGTTCGGATAACATGATCCAAAATGTCCACCGTATCGTCCGGCAATGCGTAAGTGGGCTGTCCTTGGGTAAGAATGATCGCGTTCTGTTCGAACGTCCACATGTTCACGCCACGGTTTGCCCAGTCCGCAAACAGCAGATTCATGGACCTGCGAGCTGTCTTGAGGTCATAACCAGTGCGCAACTGCCCACCGGCACGCTCGAATGCTTCTTCGACGTACTCGTTCAGGTCAAGATTGAATGATGCTGTGCCAGAAGTTGTCATCTATTATCTAAACCTTGCGGTTTTCTTAGCTATACCCTTGGGCTGCTTAACAAACTGCTTGCCTTTTGCTTTCCCTGCCCGCTTTGCCTTCGTTGTGGCAGCGTACTCGGCTGGGCTTAACGCCTTGATCGCCTTTTCCGGGAGATACCTCTCGCCGGTCTTTGACGATGGCTTTCCTGACTTTGTTCGCCATTTCTGGTCCCCCCAGTCTTTCAAGCTTTTCTGTGGCGCTTTCAATCCTTATATCCCCCACCTGCGGCCTTGTATTTCTTAGCCACAAGCTGCGCTTTACGGGCAGACCACTGACCTGCTTTGGTGCCGTGGGTAGCTGCCGCTTTTACCTGCGACACGATCTTCTTGCGAAGACCCGGCTTGGTGTAGTTGCCTGCCGCGTTAACCTTCCCACCTTCTTTGTACTGCGTAAAGTCGGTGTCATCCCTACGGGCTTTCTTCTTACCCTTGGGCATCTTGGAGGGGGCAATGTCCCCCATACCCCGAGACGCCTTCATATCAGCACTTACCGCCGCGTTTCATGCCTTTGCCGCCAGCCATAGAAATCATCTTGCCTTTGGTATGGCCTTTCTGCTGGATGGTGTGCTCGCCGTGCGGGCGCTTGCCGCCTGCAACCACTTTGCCCATTTTGGAAGCACCAACAGTGCCGCCTTTTGCGTATTTTTCAGCTTTCATTTCAGCTTCCTCGTGTTTAATCATGGATTTCGGAGCGCCCTTTTTCTTCATGAACGCCACTTCTTTGCCAATCATCTTCTTTGACTCAGCCATACCGCCCTCCTTGAACTTCTTTCCCTTGTCCGCTTGCACGAACTCCTTACCCACGGACTGCGAAATGCCAAGACGTTTGGCAGCGGCTAGGTCGTGGGCGACCATAGCCATCAGATTATGCTGGGATTTACTCTTGCTTGGCATCATCTTCTTTCTTGGTGCCAATAAGCACCGAGAATTGTTTGCCGGTCAGCATTTCCGCTATGCGCATTAACGTCCAAACCGCACCGATCAAACCGAAGACCGGCGTGAACAGGTTAAGGAAAGACCCGATAGCCGCAATAGCCGATACAAAGTCCAGCGTGTGCTTAACTGTGTCTTGATGTTGCGTCATATCAACACTTCCATGCCCTTAAACTTTTGTTAATACGGCTGTTCGGGTCTTTGGCTGTCTTGGAGCTAGTCAGCTTCTTTTTCATTCCTTCCATACGGGCACAGAATGACTTTTTCCGCGGACCGCCTTCCGGCTGTGGCGCTTTCAAACCGGGCTTACCGGGATTCGCTTTGTTGTACGAAGCCCTACCCTTGGCGTTCAATCCGCCTGCAGGGTTTTTGCCTTCTTTGCGTTGCCACGCCGGGGTCTTAGCCATAGAACACCGTCACAGTCGCGCTTGACAGCGTTGCGTAAATACCGTCGCTGCACAAAATGCCTTCGCCCGGCACAGGAATAAACACCGAACCAGCTGCAGCCGGGGCAACAAACGCAAATGCTTTCGCTTGCCCAAGCCCCGGAGAAGTTGCCGTGTCGTAAATATCTACAGTACCGCCCGATGCGTATGCAATAAGAATGCCTTTCACGCGTGAACGGTACGTAGTTACGGCACCCGATGTTGCCCGATAGCCGGACTTAACGTCTGCTTGCATAGCCATAACGGCCTCCTATCAGACGTTCTGCTGACCTACCAGCGGATCGGCAACGAAGTAAGTGATGTAGCCGCCGACAGTACCAGCGCCGCTAGTATCGATAGTCACGGTCACGTACGACATTTCTGAAGTTGCCGTAAGAGTAAGACCGGAAGTAACAACACCAGTAGAAGCAACCGACAGGTTGTTAGCAATAGCTGCGCCAGTCACGGTGCCGCTGGAATAGCCACGGGTGCCAAGGTCCACAGAACCAGCGCCTGCGTCGTTAATAGCGACGGACAGAACAACAGCTCCAGCTGGGAGAATTAGCGCGGGTGCGCCAGAAGCGGAAGAAACTTTGACATTGGTTGCGGTAGCAACCGACGCATCGGCAATATAGAACTGCGCTGCCATCACGCCCGAACCGCAGTACGCAGTACGAGTTTGATCGCCGCCGCCCGAACGCCAAATGCTCTGGGTAGTGGAAACTGCCATTTGATTGTCCTCACATGCGAGTTAGGTGTAAGCGATCTGCATGTCGTCAGCCGGGACTGTTCGCAAACACCGGGTATTCCCGGAGATACTTATTTATAGCACACAAACAAGGGGGCGCGAAGCCCCCTTTTTGGTTTAACCGCCCGACGAGCCGTACATGCCCAGCGGGTCAGACCAGCCGAACGAGTAACGCTCACGAGCTTTGTAACGCACGTTGCCGGTGTCGAAGTCACCATCCATCTTGGTGTCCAGAGCCACACGCTCAAAGTGCTTCATGCCGTTAGGAACATCGGTGGTCAGGAACCACGCGTTCGGGTCGGTCAGCCAGTGGTTAATTGCGTAACCTTCTGGGATCGAACCGTTGTTCTTCAGGGCGTTGATGTCGTTGTCGTTGGTACCGACACGCAGGCTGGTTTCCAGCAGACGAGTTGCAACGAATTGCAGGCTCGGCGGGATAATCAGCTTACGCGGACGGGCTGCGATCAGCAGGCCACGTTCGTCGGTCCAAGCGGCGATTTGAATGACTGCGTTTTCCAGCGAAGTTTCATTCAGATCGACAGGAGTCGAAGGAATGTTGCTGTTGACGCCGCCAGAGATCAGGGGGTGCGAAGCCGAGAACAGAGGCACGCCGTCGCCGCCGTAGTACTGTGCGGAGTTGGTGAAGCCGTTGTTCAGGACGGAAGCCGCCTTGACCTGTTTGGTGTAGGCCATTGAACGAGCCAGAGCCTTGGTATAACGAGCCGACAGGCTGTCATACAGGTTATCTTCGATCGCTTCTTCAGTGATCGAGAAGCCTTGGGCGATGGTCTCGTGGTTGTATCGAGCAGTCCATGCTTCCTGACCGTTGTCATACTCGATCGCTTGACCTTCATTCTTAACCGGAGCTGCGCTGAAGCCAGACAGCTTGGTTTCTTCTTCGAACGAACGCTCGGAAGTCTCGGTTTCGTAGATTTCCTTGTGCTCTTCGCCGTAGCGTGCATATTCCAGACCAAACAGGGCGTTCAGGCCGGGCAGCAGCTCTTTCAGTAGTTGTGCGCGTGAAATAGCCATTTGTCAGACTCCTTAGACGCCAGTGGTGTTGTTGTACGTATGGGTGTTGATCTTGACGATCATTTCCACATACGCATCCGAACCGGTTGCAGTTGCCGGAACGACATCAACAATACGAATCGGCAGGGTAGCCGTAGTATCGGTGGTGTCGTCGATCGCTTGCTTCGAGTCGCCCGTGTTGGCGTTGCCCGAGTTCAGGATGATCGAGGTGTTCTGACCGACAGCCGTACGACCCAGAGTAGCGATGGTGGTGCCCGAAGACACGACAGCTACTTGGAACAGTGCGGTGGGGTCATCCACAATGTAAGCAACCACGTTGGTAACGCCCGACGCAGGTGCGTACTGTGCTTGCACAGTCTGGCCCGACGAGTTGGTGTACTGGACACCCATGCAAACACCGAGTGCTTGGGGAGCAGCGGTACCATCGGCAACAACCTTGCACTTGCCAGAGGACAGCAACTCGACCATATCACCGGTGTACATTGCGCCAGAGTCCACAGGGACTAGACGCGTAGAGCCCGCGTAGGGGTTGCCGCCGATACGATTGATCGGACGGAAACCATACGGAGCGCTTACAGTAGGATAAGCCATGTTTAACTCCTAGTTAATAAAATACTACTTACTACCTTTGCCAAAGGTAGTCGTAGACTTCCGTTCGTTGAACAGAGGCATACGAGCATCGCTCTGGCGCATGAAAGTGTTGTCTACAGCATCCATATTCTTCTCAGACGCTTGCTGGTAATACTCATTACGGGCATTAGCCTTTTCTTCAGGCATCTTGCACAGTATGAGGCCACCATGTTCGACATTCCCACTTGCATTTACCGGCAGCATCAACTCCGGATGATCTTCTCCCCGTACAGGAACCCAACCTTCCCGCATACGCTGGGAGTATTGGGGATTTGGATGTCCATTAACGTGGGTTGCCACCCAACGGAATCTCCAACCCGGATCGGGAGTAGGGTCCGGCAGTGCCGACGGCGGTACATATACGGTACGCGTGCTTTTTTCGCGTGTGATCAAATCACGAGGGGTACGATCATTAGCCATTTCTGTTCTCCAATTTAGCTACTTCAGCAGCGTATTGCTGCGGGGTCAGTCCGTACTTACGCGCCAGCTCCATTTGTCTGGTGGTAAGTTGGATTTTCTTTTGTCCGGTCGAACGACTCGCTGGCGCAACAACGGATGCTGGCTGCTTTTTTGAAGGCGCAGGAGGAGTTTCGTCCTCTGGCTTCTCGTCACGGTCCTCACCGAATAACTCGGGGAACGTCTTTTTGAGGCGAGCGTCTATTTGCTCGAAGTATTGATCGCTGCGAGGGTTTATGCCCCCGTTCACTAGCTTCTGGTGCAGCCCTAGTGCAAAGCTGGTGTGTTCCTCAAACCCCGGTTGTCCGAACCACTGGTTTCTTGCCTGCCAGCGCAGGGTCTTTTCATCGACGGTCGGTTGGGTTTGTTGCGTTTGCTGAAACTGTTGCCTTTGTACCGGCTCGTCGTCTTCTTGTAAAGGGGCTGGCTTGAAGTTTTTGACACGTTCCAACCGCATTTTTGCATCGGTAAGTGCCTCTTGGGCTGCGATGATCGCATCAGTGTCAAATGCTTCCTGCGCTTCCTTCAACTGACGGCGGGCAGCAGCAAGCTGTGCCTCCGCAGCTTCATTGGCCGAAGACCGGACAATCTCCTGCCCTTGGTTGTACGACTGCTTGAGCTTTTTGTTCTCTTCAGCCATGTACTGAAGCAGGCGTTCCATCTCCTGCTTTTCACGCTCCAGCTCTTCCTTGCGGCGGCGCTCGTCGTGTCGGGCATGTGTTAACTCTTTGATACGAGCTTGCACCTTGTCCGAATAGTTCTCGATCTCGTCGTCGGTCGGATCAGCCACTTCTTTGTCAAGCGGCTTACGACCACGGTCTTTTGCAGGGGTGTCGTCAATTATTTCAACTTCGACATCATCCTGCGCTTTGCCCTTAACGGCGGCATCGTCCTGATCTTGCTCGACCTTTTCTTCTTGCTCATCAGGAAACTTAAATTTTTCGTATTCCATACACCCTCCTTAAGCGCGCGAAATTCCGCGCGGATCGTCAACTATGCCGTCCACCTGATCGTCGTTAATGATCCGGAACTCACGGCCATAGATTTTTAAGCGCGTGCCAGAATACGCACGTGTCAAGATAAAATCCCCTTCCTTGCACCAAGGACCGGACGGAAACTTCGCAGTGTCTTTGTAAGCGTCAGGGCCTACCGACACAACAAACAACACAACCGTGCTGTACTCTTCGACTTTCTTCAGGCTCTCAGCCTTGATGATCTCGGAGTTCTCAAACTTGTCTGAGATTTCAGGAATAGCGCAAACGATCTTGTATCCCGGAGCACGAGGAATCATGCGCCCACGTTGCTCAATAGGGACTTGTTCGTCTGGACTTTCGATTGGTTGAATTGGTTCCGGCATCTGAATCCCCGGAGGCAAAAGTAGCTCGCTCATCTTCTTCCTCATCTTTCTGTTGTGCTTCTACAAGGTCTAACAAGTGGCGCTCTGCGAGGGCAAGACCTTGAATAACCCCACAGAGTTTTTGGTAAGCAGCGAAGTCGCCACAGACGCCACCAGCCATGTCGTCTGTGTACTCGTTCATGTCTTTACGAATTTTGGCGCGGAGAACGTCCGCGAAGTTATCGCTCATTTCTTAGGTTTCTCCTTAACTTTTATTGTCTGGCGCACATTCTGGATGTGCTGAACTGCCGCTTGCTTGCGTTGCAAGTCAAGTTTTTCCTTCTCGCGTGAGAGGTCTATGCCCATACGCATACCTTCCCGCTGTTCTTGCGCTTGAAGCTTTTGTTGCTCAAGCTGAATATCTGCCGCTACTTTGGCTTTCTCAAGCTCCAGCTTGTCTGCCTGTGCGGCAGCGTCTGCCGCAAGCTTCTTCTCTTTCAGTGAAACTTCTGCTTGTTTCAACTGAAGTTCTTGCTGCTGCAACTGGAACATCGGGTCTTGCTGAACTTGCTGCGCTTGCTGTTGTGCCGCACGCGCTTGGCTCTGGATCAACACTTGTTGTGCAGCCTGTGCCATCATGCCCGACAGGGCAGTCTCAATTTCTGGCGGTAGCTTCTCGTCTTCTGGTGGCAGCGGCATACCCAACTGCTGTTCGATCTTGGCGCGATATGCGTAAGCAACGTGTTCTGCTACGTGTGCAGACAACGCTGCCATGATCTGCGATGCTTTGGGGCTTTGGCCGACCAGTTGTTGAATCAGCGGGTCTTGGGCTGCTGCCATGTGCACTTGGATATGCGCTTCGTGATCTTGGTAGAAGAACGCTTTGGCTGGCTCGTTGCGCAGCAAATCCATGTTCTCCGTCACCGGGTCCTTCGGCTTCATGTCGTCTTCCAACGGCACGAGCTTCTCGGCATTCTTGATGCCCAAGACGTTCAACATCGATCGATGGAGTTCCGGCAGGTTGTAGATGTCCGGTGCCATCTGTGCCATCTGAATGACAGCTTGGTACTGCACCACGCGCTGCGACATGGTGGCCGCATTCGGATCAGACACAGGAATCAGATCAACCTTGTCGTAGTCCTCGCGCTTGGCTTTCTTGTTACCGTACTCCGGGTTGTATTCGTAGTCCGGCTCTGTGTAGTCGCGGATCAGCTCTTTCAATAACTTGAACTCGCGCTTCAAGGTGTAGTGCAGACGGGCTTGTACTGCCGTCATGACTTTCAACTGACGCTCTAAGATAGCCAGCGTCGTACCAACAGGGCTGTTGGCCGACATGTCGGATACTTTCATATCCGCAGTCGCTGCAAAGCGACGACCTTCATCCACGATCGTCGTCAACAGGTTATACAGTGTGGCCGACGGCTCTTTATACGGCAGCGGCAGGATCGAATCTCTGATGTTGCCCGAGGCTACATCCACATCTCGCCATTCTCCCGGTGCAATGGGAGTGTCGTCACCCTTGATTCGCAGACCACGCGACTTGAGACCGCCCGGCAAGTTAGAAAGCGTACCGGCATCGACCAGTTGTCGCATGAGCGACGTAGCATTCTTGGCGAAGCCTCCGATAAGATGGAAGAGCCCGAACCCATAAGCCCCGAAGCCGGGAATGTACTGGTAATGCACAAAATGCAAACGCTTAAGCTTAAGCGGGTCATCTTCTCTCCAGTTGCGACGTACTGCCAGAACAGTGTTGGTACCTTTTAACATCGTCACAACGTACGGCAACGCGATCCCAGTCTGCTCACCGTCATCGTCTTTGTCAGCGAACGGGTCTTCTGCGATGTGCAGATCAACGTGGCACTCATACAGGGTGTAGCGATCGTCACTCAGATCATTAAAGCCAGTTTCCTTATCCTTGGCTTTCTGAATGTCGGTAATGGTTTTGGTAGGATCGGGGAGGTCGATCTCGCGGTAGAAGCCGCCTTGTTGCAGCTTCATGATGTCGTTGTCGGTTTTGCGCATCTCGTGCGTCAACCGATGGCATGTGTCCAAATCTGTCGTGCCGTACGGCAGAATTACGTCTTCTGCTGGCACAAACATCGCCACTTGGCGTCCCAAATTGGGATCAAAATACACTTTCTTGAACGCCGAACCTGTTGCTGGCAGGCTCCAGAGCATCCTTTCATGCTCCGGGCGGTACTCTGACATGACTTCTGTCAGCTCAAAATTCATATCTTCTTCGACTCGCGCTGCTGCTTCGCGCACTTGTGGGGTTTCTTTCCCGATGATTTTGGTTCTCACCGGCCCCTGCGCGGGGAATGTTTCTGTGATCGTCTCAGATTGAAAGCGGACAACTGCTTCGGTCAGCATCGGGTGGAACACACCACACGCACCATTCCAAGGTTCTGTTCGCTCTTCAATCTGCAAGCCCAGAAGCTTCAGCCCGTTGACGTACGCTTTTTCCCAATCCTTGCGTGAGTTCTTGTCGTTCTCAATGTTATCGGCAAGATCGGCTGCGATCGACGTCAAGACGCCTTCTGACAAAGTTTCTGCCAAGTTCTCATTGAAGTCATTTTCCGCTTCAACCTGACGTAGCTCAATCTCAAAACCGGGACCGGCTATATTGACTTCTTCCGGGTCAACGACTTCAATTTCGATCGGTTCGTCTGCGGTGTTTAATGCTTCTATGCCGCTTGGCACGTTGGGATACAACGCTTTGTCGATGTTGGTTGCCATCACGTAATCCTTTTTGGAGATGTACCCTCTGCAATTGAGAGCGCTTCTTCTGTGTCATCAGGCAGCGTTGGCAACGACAGCCGCAGCCGCAACTTATTTAGGGTGTATCTGCGCTTAACGTATTTAAGCGAATCGGTATTAAAATCCATCTCTACGTTTTCAGGCAACGCATCAGGCATGCCTGTGTCTTGTATGTCTTCCCACGTCATGTAGGTGTCGCCGTATTCAACCATTTTCTCGTGACTAAACACCGGAGCCACGCGCAAAAGCAGCGGTACATCTTGTCCGGCAACGGCTTTTAACTCTTCGTAAGCGTGCTCAACTAATCTTCGTTCGGCTTCTACCGGGTCGTCGCCTTCAACACCAAAACACACTACTTTGTGGCTAAAACGAACGATGTCTTTGGCTTCGTCATAACTTCCAGCAAACTTTTCTTTCGGAACGTCAGCCACACTAAACCCGTACAGCGCTGGCAAATCAGACATCCTTGCTTCCATATACGCCATCGGCGCTACGTCAGATACTTTGAAAGCCCCGCGCATCCATGTAGCCAACCCTGCGGCTGTGGCCGGTACTTCGGGAGCTGCACTTAAAATCTCTGGTGCTACCTCTTCTGCCAGCGCTGGCAACATGATGACTGCCGCGCTTGCGGCAAGCGACTGCAAAAATCCGCGTCTGTTCATTTGCTTCTCCTTTTAGTAGTACGCCGCCCTGCGTGGGGCGAAGTATCTGTCGTCTTTTTCGTCTGAGTCGAGCGCAATGAACCCTCCTTGCCTAAAGCGCAAGAGCGCTTGGGAGGTCGTATCCACGTAGTCGTCGTGCTCGCCAACCGGGAATGCCGCCAGTTCTTCGATTACTTCTCTGGCCCACCGGGTGTCCGGTGCCCAGACTTTACCAGATGTAAACAGGTCCGCAATAGCGTTAACGCGGACGATTTTGTCGTTGCCTCGGCTGGGGGAGAATTCTTGGACGGGGATACCCATTGCCCGAAGTTCTTGAATAAGCGGGGCACCAGCTGCCTTTTTCTCCACAATGAACGCATCGGGCTCCCACTCCTTGTAGTGACGCAGTGCAGTTTGTTTTAATTCTGGAAACGCCATCCGGTCTTTGAACGCGTCGAGCAATATGACTTGCGGCTGGTCGTGCTCTTCCTCGTTGTAGAAGACGCCCCACGTGGTGCATGCCGAATAGTCGGCGGTGGTTTTGGCTTCGAACGCCGTATCCCAGCTCTGGATCACATACTCGCACTGCGGCGGACTCTCATGCTCCCAGATGCGCCAGTCCTTCCTTGCCACAATCGCCGCGGACTCGGAAGTGGGATTCTGCATGTACTGGGCGTTCCAATACCGAGGGTCCATCCCGCTTTTCTTGGCCTTCAACTGATCCAACGGCCACTGCTCCGGCCAGAGCGACTTCTCGTTTTCCGTGTCTTCGTTCAGGATGGCCGGGAGTTCTACAATCTCCCACGGCTCCGTGTCGGGATTTTTGGTCTGGTAGTCTATTAAACGACCGGTCAGGTCAAGCAACGACCACCGAGTCATGATGACGATTATCGCCCCGTTGGGCATGAGGCGCTGCAGCGGGCCTGTTTGGAACCATGTCCATGCAGTATCGAAGGCAAGTCGAGAATTTGAGCGTACGTCCTGCTCAGAGTGAGGGTCATCAATAACGAAAAGATCAGCACCGCGACCGGCCAGAGCACCGCCGACACCTGCCGCATAGTACTGTCCACCGACGTCGGTAGACCACTTACCCGAGGCTTTCTGGTCCTGAGACAGGTTGGTGTTTGGGAATAACTCACGATATTCTTCGCTATCTATTAAGTTTTTGACACGACGTCCAAAGTCTTCGGACAGGCTCGCAGTGTGCGTGCCCATGATGATCTTCTTATCCGGGAAGTGCCCCATGAAGTACGCTGGGAACAGGTAGCTCGAAAACTCCGACTTACCCATACGCGGTGCAATATTGATAATTACCCGCTTCTTCTTCCCGGCAATGACATCCTCAAATATCTTGGCAAGCTTCCGATGGTGCGGTCCGATCTTGAATCCCGGATACACGTGGGTTGCAAACCCCAGCATGGACTTTCGCCCGATCAGCTTGCTGGCACGGGCAGCGCGTTCTTCCAAGTCCCGCAGCAGCTCGGCCTTTTCGACGGCAGACAAGTGCGGAAGCACCTTCTGCAACGCCGCCATTTCTTCAGGACTCAGGATCGCTTTCATGCGCCTCCTGCTCTGTCAAATCTTTTACATCGACATCTTGGACTTCAGTAATCTCCACGATCTTCGCCATTTTGCTGAGCTTTTCCTTGATCCGGGCTTCCAGTTCAGCGTCTGACAGGTCGGTCTTCTTGACCTCAATCTTCTCCGTGAAGAGCCCCACTTCCGTTACCTTGCCCAGAAGGGCAAGTGCTTTTAGCCGCACAGACGCGGTGGGGTGGTTGGTCTCTTCCAGTATTTTTGCCACGGCGTAGCCGCGCAACTCCTTGGCGCGTTCAATGAATTCCCAGTCATAGGCGGATAGCATCCCTACAAGATGTTGGACAGCGGCTGGGGTTTTGACTTGGGCTACGGCGGTGTGGGCTACTTCATTGGGCTGGCCGCTGATTAAAGCGGTGAAAGCTTGGCGGGAGTGTTGGGCTTCAATATCTGTGATGGCTTCTTCGCCCACAGCACCCAGTTCCTTCAACCAATCTGTTGTTGCTACTTTAGCATCCACTGCGTCAGCGGGATGGGTTTTTTCAAGCGGCACGAACTCCGCGGAGTCGGGCTCCACAATGGGTTCGAAGTCGATAAGATGATCTAGCATGCGATGGTCCTTGCAACCACGTTCGGCGCAGTGTATAGTTCAATCGGCAAGTGTGCAAGCATTGCGTGCCATTTGCTTCTCCTTCGTGGCACTTTCTCTCGCTTAGTGACCACTTTTCCCCCGGACATGTCTGGGGGTCTTTTTCTGTACCGAGCATAAGCGGAAGCATCGACGGCTAATCTACCCCGTCTGAGGCCAGCGTCGGCCAAGAAACAGAACCGCGCAGGAGAGCCCCTTCGGGGGCTTTTTTGTTACTACATTTGTCAAAGGTTTGACAAGTATATTTATAATTTTTG